AACACACGATCTGAAATCGGTACTTAATCGTTCCTCTCCAATACGCAAATGGTAACGCAGCATAAGAAATGGCCGGAAACCAAAAGCGCGGTGGAGATGTGTTCTGTTTCCTCGCAATCACGGGGTCAACACGAATATTCCACAGCAAAGTGTCCGGTCCAGAGGCCAACTGCCAGTCAAAAGACGTAAGGTAAGTCTCTTTCTTTGCAATAGCCAAAATATTCATAGGATCAACTCCAGTTACACCAGCAATGCGAGGATCAATCGTCAACTCCTGTTTGTCATCAACAGTCAGCTTAGCAGATGTATCAGGTACATTAGTCAATGCAAGTGAAGCTATCGGAGACGGCTTCATTGGTGCAGGAGTGGCAGTAACTGGCGGGCGTGAATAGCCAAAAAGCTTAGCCATACCTGCCACAGCACTCGATCCAATCTGCGTTGCTTTTGCAAAGGGTCCTATGTAAGGGACACCAGCAAAATATGCGGCATACTTTGCTACAGTTGTGGCAGGTCCACTTACGGTACCCTTCTCATTTGCTTCATCAATCTCACCAGATTGTGGCTGCAAAACGGAAGGCTCATTCGAAGTGGGAACACTCAAGTGTACATCCTCTGCCCATGCAAATATGGTTACGCTAATAGCGGCACTAGCACCATTGGCATGTTTAAGATTAGTCAAGGTACGCAAAAGCATTTTGCCGGCCTGGTTCCACTCACTCTTGGGAATATCAAAATAATCCAAATGCCAAAACATCGGAAGTTTCATTTCACCACCTAGCGATGTGGTTGGGCATAAGAAAACCCGGGGGAGTTGGCTGGCACCTATAAGGCCCCACTCATTAAGTCCACCATACTCTGACGTATTATCATAATAGGCGAGAGGCCAATAGCTCATCATCAACTTCCCATAGTAGAAACCATTTCCATTTATCACTGCTTTAACCTTCAAATTTGCTCGCAATAACTTATAATTGGCTATGCGATTGGCGACCCTTGGGTTATCAAAGAACGAACTCCATGGGTCAAATTCTGCATTCAAGGCAATAGATGGACTCCAGGAATATTCGGCGATCTTCACGGGACGTGAGAAAAACTGCTCCAATGGTACAGAGCTGTCATCATGTACGTGACGTGTAGGATCCATAGGTCCCGAAATATCCTGAGAATATGGTTCATACTCATCAGCAAAAGTTACATTTTGCTGGGCGGTTGCACCGTTTTTAAAAACAGATTCACCTAGTGATCCACTCTGAGGTGTGAGTACTGGCGCATCAAAGATGCTTATAGGACTCGGTGCGCGATGTGGTGGAATAGAAACACCATCGAATCTGGAAACTCGGGCTCCTAATACCAAGCGGTATCGGTGCCAAAGCTTGTCAAATCGATTTGGGTTAATTCCATAATGTCGCATATACATTAACACCTCTAAGATCGTTGGATACAGCGAGTCATCCGACTCCTGCACCACTGTTAAATGAGTGTTGGAGTTCTCTCCAACATCTCTGTCAAAATTGTTATTATTAAAACGTGTAGTAGGCTAATTTATTTACATATCTCAATCC